GTAAATCAAATCGTTGGTTTATTAAATTTTTAGAGGTTATATATGGCAAGAAGTAGAGAAAGTGTAAGACAAAATAAGGCAATGCAGTCTATTCTTAGAGGAGAGACACCCGAACAAAGAGTAATGGTTGGATATGATAAAAAACCAGAGTCCAATCACGGTGATAAAATTGATAGGTTATCTGATATAATGAAAGATGCGAGGATGCCTTGGTTTTGTCCAAGTTGTAAAAAGGTTATGAAAAAAAGGTTAGATAATAAGATGTGGATTTTATACAATCATTGTTTTGAATGTCAATTACAAATTGAAAACAAAATGAGAATTGCAGGGACATATGAGGAATGGAAAAATGAAAACATCAAAAAAAATAAATTAGCTTGGATAAATGAACAAAGACAATCCATAATTGAATGGAAGTCCCAAGATGCACCTACTGTATTTAATCAAGTAAGTCCAGATGGACATACAGTACAAAAAGAAAAATGGTTAACAGATAAAAAAGAATTAGATGAAAAGGCTGACGAGGCACTAAATTACCTTGATGAATTAGAGGAATCCTTACAATAAAATGATTGATAAGAATATGTCATATGTGATGAGTGGAGCAAAAATTTTAAAATTGTTAGAATTAATTGACGATTTAAAACACGTTGCGATTGAATATGCTGAGGAGACCGATGATGACGTTGAAAAAATAGAAAATAATTATGAAACATTAATGGATGAAATACTAAGATGTGAGATATTCTCTGAGATAAATTATAACGATATGATTGGTCAATATACTTTAGATGATATTATGGATAAGGTTGGATTAGACTATTCTAACGAGTGATGATATGGATAGAAATAAAAAAGGACAATTAAAAAGTGTAATAAAACAAGAGTATATAAAGTCTGCATCAGACCCAGTATATTTTCTAAAAAAATATTGTTTTATACAACATCCAATGAAAGGTAAAATACCATTTCATTTATATGATTTTCAAGAAAAAACTGTAGCTGATTTTGTTCAACATAGATTTAACATAATTTTAAAAGCTAGACAGTTGGGAATATCAACCTTAACTGCTGGATACTCTTTATGGATGATGACGTTTCACCAAGATAAAAACATCTTAGTCATCGCTACAAAACAAGAGGTAGCAAAAAACTTAGTAACTAAGGTTCGTGTGATGCACGCAAACTTACCAGGTTGGTTAAAAGAAAATTGTGTTGAAGATAACAAACTAAGTCTAAGATATAAAAATGGTTCTCAAATAAAAGCTGTTTCAAGTGGTGAGGATAGTGGTCGTTCAGAAGCTCTATCATTATTAATACTTGATGAGGCAGCTTTTATTGAAAAAATAGATGGGATATGGGCAGCGGCTTCTCAGACGTTATCAACTGGTGGACAATGTATAGCTTTATCAACACCTAATGGTGTAGGTAATTGGTTTCATAGAACGTGGATGGATGCTGAAGATGGTTTGAATGATTTTAATTTTACAAGATTACATTGGACTGTTCATCCTGATAGGGAAGAAGAATGGAGACAAGAACAAGACAAACTACTTGGGCCTTCACTAGCAGCACAAGAATGTGATTGTGATTTTATTACATCAGGTCAATCTGTAGTAGATGGACAAATATTAGAAGAATATAGAACATCCCACGTCAAAGAACCGATTGAAAGAAGAGGTATAGATAGTAATGTTTGGATTTGGGAACCACCAAATTATACAAAAGATTATATAGTGTGTGCTGACGTTAGTCGTGGTGATAGTACTGACTACTCGGCTTTTCATATTTTGGATGTTGAAACTTTAGAACAAGTGGCAGAATACAAAGGTAGAATGTCAACACGTGACTATGGTAATTTGTTAGTGAATATATCAACCGAATACAACAATGCTTTACTCGTGATTGAGAATAACAATATTGGTTGGGCAACAATACAACAAGTTATAGATAGAGGATATGAAAATTTATTTTATATGAGTAAAGATTTGAAAGTGGTTGATGTACAAAGACAAATTAATAATAAGATAAATAGAGACGAAAAGGGATTAGTACCTGGCTTTACATTAACACAAAAAACAAGACCATTAGTAATTGCTAAGTTAGAAGAATTTTTTAGAGAAAAATCTGTAATAGTACACTCTCAGCGATTAATTGATGAGTTGTTTGTATTTATATATAATGGAAGTAGAGCCGAAGCAATGAGAGGATATAATGATGACTTAGTAATGTCATTCTCAATGGGACTTTGGATTAGAGAAACTGCTTTGAGGTTAAGAGCAGAGGGTATAGAATTACAGAAAAAAAGTATTAATAACATAAACTCCCACAAAGGTGTTTATACAACAGAAATCAATCAGAATGATTCTTGGAAATGGAAAGTTGGCAAACAACAAGAATCATTAGATTGGTTAATTAAGTGAGGTAAAAAATGGCAGATACAAGTTTATTTGCAAGACTACAGAGATTGTTTTCAACAAACGTAGTTGTAAGAAACGTAGGTGGTAGAAGACTTAAGGTATCCGATACCAGTCGTACACAATCCTATGATAGAAGTAATTTGGTTGACAGATACCAAAAATTATATGCTGGTGCTGGGTTAAGTGGATACTCTGATAGTCTAACAACAAAATCAATGAGACTAAATTTATTCCAAGATTATGAAGCAATGGATTCAGATGCTATCATATCATCTGCTTTAGATATCTACTCTGATGAATCAACAATGAAATCAGAATATGGTGAGGTTCTTACAATAAACTCTGACAATGACCAAATTAAAAAAATCCTACACAATCTTTTTTATGATATATTGAATATAGAATTTAATCTATGGCCTTGGATTCGTAATATGTGTAAGTATGGTGATTTCTTTTTAAAACTTGACATTGATGAAAAGTATGGTGTGACAAACGTAGTACCAATGTCGGTATATGACGTATCTCGTATGGAGGGTTTAGACCCAGAGAATCCAGAATATGTAAAGTTTGTTATTGAGTCAGCAACAAATCAACATAAGTTTAAGCCTGAAAAGGCAGCGATAAGACAAGAATTAGAAAATTATCAAGTAGCTCATTTTAGATTGTTATCTGATTCAAATTATTTACCATATGGTAAATCTCAGATAGAGGGTGCTAGAAAAATATTTAAACAATTAACATTGATGGAAGATGCGATGTTAATTCACAGAATAATGAGGGCACCTGAAAAAAGAATTTTCAAATTAGATATTGGAAATATACCACCATCTGAAGTTGATAACTATATGCAAAAAGTTATTAATCAAATGAAGAAAACACCGATAATAGATGAGACTACAGGTGATTATAATCTCAGATATAATATGCAAAATATAACTGAGGACTTTTTCTTACCTGTACGTGGTGGTGATAGTGGTACACAGATTGATTCACTACCAGGTCTAACATATGAAGCAACAGAAGATATTGAGTATCTCAAAAATAAACTATTATCGTCTCTGAGAATACCAAAAGCATTTTTAGGATTTGAAGAAAATGTTGGTAGTAAAGCTACATTAGCAGCAGAGGATGTTCGTTTTGCTAGAACTATTGAAAGAATACAAAGAATTACAGTTAGTGAATTAACAAAGATTGCAATTGTACATTTATATGCACAAGGATATCAAGATGCTGAATTAGTAAACTTTGGATTACAATTAACAAGTCCATCTACAATTTACGAACAAGAAAAGATTGAGTTATGGGATTCTAAGACAAGATTAGCATCGTCTATGATACAAGATGGATTACTATCTTCAGAGTGGATATACAAAAACATATTTAATTTCACCGATGATGAGATAAAAGAAGAAGATAAAGGTATTATTCACGATTTTAAACAAAAATTTAGACGTTCTCAAATAGAAAATGAGGGTAATGACCCATTAGCAAGTGGAGAATCAGTAGGCACACCAAGTGATATGCAACAATCAGCAGAAAATGGTGGTGATGAAGATTCTGTTGCTGGTTCTGTGTTCGGTGAAGATGAGGGTGGTGCACCAGAGGGTGGATTTAAAGGAGCTGGTAGACCTAAAGAAACCCCAAAGTACGGAAAGGACTTTAGTGCAAGAGGTAGAGACCCACTTGGTAACGTGGATAGAA